TATGATAAAAGGAACTGAGAAAATAGAACGAACAACTTACGAGAAATATGACGAGAAACTTAACTTCAGCAATAAAGACGGCTCTAGCGACAAATGATATTAGACCCGTTCATCTTCTCACTATTGGGTTCAGTACTCCTATTAATTTTACTGACTGTTCTTTTTCATTAATATCTTCAGTTTCAGGCTCGTCAGTTACTTACAATCCGTCAGATTTTGTTATTGGTGTTTCAGATTTTACAGAAGAAATAGATGTTACTAAATCAAGTTTAACTATTTCACTATCTGGTGCTGACCAAACTTTTATCTCAACAGTTTTAAATGAAAATATAACAAACGATGAAGTAACTATTTTTAGAGGTTTGTTGGATACAGACACTTCATTAATTGCTGATCCATTTTTACTTTATAAAGGTAATATAGAAAATTTTGCAGTTAATGAAAATGATAAAGCTAGTGTTGTTAATCTTGCAGTAGTTTCTCATTGGGCTGATTTTGAAAAAAAAAATGGTAGAAAAACAAACAATACATCGCAACAAAGATTTTTTAATACAGATGTAGGAATGGATTTTGCTTCTCAAACTGTATTAGATGTAAGATGGGGTAGGGAATAATGGGTTTCGGTATTGGCAAAATTATTAGTTCCGCAGTAAGTTTTTTTACTAATCTTAATCCTGTAGTCAAAATAATTGCAACTATTGCTATTGCTTGGGTATTTAGACCTAAAATACCAGAATTACCAGATTTCGGTACAAATGAATTTGATGAATTTGAAAAAGGTATTCTATTAAATAAACAATCTAATGACGCTAATATTCCTGTCGTATATGGAACAAGACTTGTTGGTGGAACTAGGGTTTTTATAGAATCTTCGGGAGAGGATAACAATTACTTATACGTTGCTTTAGTAATGGCAGAGGGTGAAATAAATGGAATTAGTGAAATAACAATTGATGATAGAGTTGTAACTTTTGATGGAAGTTTTGCGGATAATACACAAGTTGAAGTAGACAGTTCAGATAGCAATTATTATAGAGATAGCGAAAGTTTAATTACGGTAGAGCCACATTTTGGAACAGATGGTCAAGCTTCTTCAAGTTTATTATCTGAATTAGATAGTTGGGGTGCTAATCATAAATTATCTGGCGTTGCTTATTTAGCTTTAAAGTTTAAATGGAATCAAGATATTTTTAATTCAATTCCAAAAATACAAGCTGTAGTTCAAGGTAGAAAAGTTAAAACTTATAACGCAAGTTTAGTAGAACAATCTGCTTCTTTTACAACTAATCCAGCATGGTGTTTGTTAGATTATTTAACTAACGAAAGATATGGAAAAGGTTTATCAACTAATGAAATAGACTTACAAAGTTTTTATGACGCTTCACAAGTTTGTGAAACACAAGTAACTCCATATTCTGGTGGAAGTGATATTAATTTATTTGACGCAAATGCAGTTCTAGATACTTCTAAAAAAATTTTAGAAAATGTTAGAGAACTTTTAAAAGGTTGTAGAGGCTACTTACCTTATACACAAGGTAAGTATAGTTTAGTTATCGAAACAACAGGAACAGCTTCTATAACTTTAACTGAAGATGATATTATTGGCGGTTATAATTTATCAAGTCCAAGTAAAAATGAAAAATATAATAGAGTTATTGTTTCATATGTAGACCCAGATCGTAATTGGCAAGTTAATGAAGTTCAATATCCACCGATAGATGATTCTGGTTTGCCAAGTGAAGATCAACACGCAACAATGAAAGCTAGTGATGGTGGTTTCTTATTAGAGGGTAGATTTGATTTTGGTAAAGTAATTACATCTCCATACCAAGCTGAAGAAATGGCTGAAGTAATTTTAAGAAGAACTAGAGAGGCAACAAGACTTTCAATTAATGTTTCCTTTAGTGTTTACGATTTAGCGATTGGAGATATTGTTAATGTTACACATAGTTCGTTAGGATATTCATCTAAACCTTTTAGAATTTTATCAATTAAATTTAATTCAGATTACACATTAGGTTTAGATTTAGTAGAACATCAAAATAGTCATTTTACTTGGGCTGAAAAATCTTTACAAACAACAGCACCTAGTACAAATCTTCCTAATCCTTTTGTTGTTCAACCACCAGCAAGTGTTACTTTAGACGACCAACTTATTGAATATAATGATGGTACAGTTATCGTTGCTTTAGATATAACTATAGGTGCAAGTACTGATAGCTTTGTTGATTATTATCAAGTTGAATATAAAAAAAGTACAGATTCAAATTATATAGTTTATGCACAAGGTAGTGGATTAAATCACAGAGTATTAAATGTAATTGATCAAGATACTTATGACGTAAGAGTTAAAGCAGTTTCAAGTATTGGTGTATCTTCAAGTTATGTTTCTGCGCAACGAACTATAATTGGTGCAATTTTACCTCCAAGTGATGTTGAAGATTTATCTTGTAATATCGTTGGACAAGAGGCTCATCTAAGTTGGTCACAAATACCAGATTTAGATTTGGCTTACTATCAACTTCGTTATTCAACATCTACAGATGGAACAGCAGATTGGCAAAACTCAGTTAATTTAGTTTCGAAAATATCACGTCCAGCAACTAGTATTTCTGTACCTGCACGTGCTGGTACTTACCTCATCAAAGCTGTCGATAAGCTTGGCAACTTTAGTTCTAATGCAACCGCAATTATTTCAAATGTAACTGATGTTGTTAATCACAATGCTATTGAAACAATTAATGAACACCCAGATTTTGCTGGAACAAATAATAATACTGTAGTTATAGATAATTCAATTCAATTAGATTCTTCAGAACTTTTTGATTCTGCAAGTGGATTATTCGATGACGAAACAGTTAGATTTTTTGATTCAGGTGCAACTAATGCTGATTTTGTTTCTAGTGGCAATTATGTATTTGCAAATACGATTGATATAGGTGCTAAACATACAGTTAGAGTTACTGCAAATTTAGAACAAACTGCTTCAAACCCAGATGACCTCTTTGATAGCCGTGCTGGGTTGTTCGATAGCCAATCTTCCAATTTCGATGGTGACGCACCAGCAAACTCTGACGCACATTTAGAAATAGCAACATCTGATGACGATATTACTTATACTGCTTTTCAAAATTTTGTAATAGGAAATTATACTGCTAGATACCTTAAATTTAGAGTTGTTTTAATTTCAAGAGATGGTGCTTCAACACCTGTAGTTCAACAAGTAACAGTAATAGTAGATATGCCTGATAGAATATTTAGTGGAAATGATATAACTTCTGGTGCTGGAACATATACTGTAACATTTACAAATCCATTCAAATCTGTTAATTATGCTGTTGGAATTACAGGCGAAGACCTTGCTACTGGAGATTTCTTTGTAGTAGAAAATAAGACTATAAATGGCTTCGACTTAACATTCAAAAATTCAGGTGGTACAGCAATAAGTCGTACCTTTGATTATATTGCAAAAGGCTTTTAAAAGGAGTATAAGAACATCATGGCACAAGGAGATTATTTAATTCAAAACCAATCTTTCCCCTCTTTTCGTAGTGATCTTAATGACACTTTAGAGGCTATCAATACATCTAATTCAGGAACATCAAGACCATCAAGTGCTGTTGCTGGAACAGTTTGGTTAGACACAACAAATGCTACTAATCCAACTTTAAAATTTTATGATGGAACAGATGATATATCTTTAGCACAATTTGATTATTCAGCTAATACTGTGAACTGGTTAGATTCAACAGTAGCAACAGATTTAGTAAATGATACAACTCCACAATTAGGTGGCAACTTAGATGTTAATGGTAATTCAATCGTATCAGTTTCAAATGGAAATATCTCAATTACACCTGATGGAACAGGAAAAGTTATTGTAGATGGTTTATCACACCCAACAGCAGATGGAACTAATGGTCAAGCTATTACTACAGATGGTGCTGGTAATTTATCTTTCTCAGATGTTTCAGTAAGTTTTGCATCTGTTGGAGAATCAATTATCCCATCAACAACTGATACTTATGATTTAGGTTCATCATCTTTTGTTTGGAGAAATATTTACACAGGGGATTTGCATTTATCTAACGAAGCAAAATCAGAGGGTAACTCTGTTGATGGCACTAAAGGTAATTGGACTATTCAAGAGGGTGCTGACGATCTATTTATTGTTAATAACAAATCAGGCAAAAAATATAAGTTCAAACTAGAGGAGATTTAACATGGCTTTTATCTCCAATGGCACTACAATTTTAGATGCTGGTGCATTTCAAGCTAGTCTAGGAAATTTAGTTTTAATATCTGAACAAACAGCATCAAGTTCAGCATCAATATCATTTACAACAGGAATAGATAGTACCTATCCGATTTATAAGTTTGAGTTTATTAATATTCACAATTCTTCTGATGATAATCAATTTAGTTTTAATTTTAGTGCAGATACTGGAAGTAACTATAATGTTGCAAAAACTTCAACGCATTTTTATGCAATTCATACAGAAGCTGATGCTACTGGTTTTTCATATTATGTTGGTGGAGATTTAGCGAATGGAACAGGATTTCAAATAACAACTCTTGAATCAGGAGCTGATAATGATGAGTGTGATTGTGGAGAATTATATTTATTTAATCCATCCTCCACTACATTTGTTAAACATTTTATATGTACTATGAATGAGGCAGGTGCTACACCAAGAACATCAAATAATTTTATTGCTGGTTATGGAAACACAACATCAGCTATTGATGCAGTTCAGTTTAAAA